GGCTAGGAAACTAGGTTTATACTTTCAAGATATGCGTGGAAACAAATCATTTGATGTTAATCAATGGAAAGCTATTTGTGATTGGGATAATGTTTGTAATGGAGGTTCAATAACAAGAGAAGATGCCTGCAATATGTATAATTATCTATTAAACATAGATCACGGCTACCGATCAACGGACAGTAAAAAGTGGAGCTTTGCTCACCCTAATCAAGTATTTAGTTTTGAGCAATTACATTTACAAGGTGGAATGGTGGAAGAACGAAAACCTTGGGTAGATGCTTTTCAAAGAAAATTTAAAGATAAAGAAAAATCTTACTTTAGAAAACTTCTAAACAACGAAATTAATTTAGACGATAAAGCAAGAATTATTATAGATACCATACACCAAGTTAAAGGAGGTGAAGCTGACAATGTTGTGATCTCAGCAAAGTGTAATTTTCCATCACATTTTGACAGAAAGAATTTAGAAGATAGAGTTAAAGAATTAAGGGTTTGGTATACAGGGGTTACAAGAAGTATAAACACTCTACATTTACTTGGAACTTATCACAAATATCATTTTCCCTTGAGTAAATATTATAAATTGTATAAAAGTAACTATGTCTAAAAAACAAATTGGCGGATCCCATTATAAATCTTTTGCCATCGAACCTTGGACATTTGTTCAAGAAAATAATCTAAATCCTTTTCAAGCTAATGTAATTAGATATGCGTGCAGATACAAAAACAAAGGCGGAATTCAAGATTTAGAAAAAATAATTCATTATTGTGAGATGGAGATAGATTTTATAAAAAAGAAAATTCCAGACGATGCACCTGAAAAAGAAGAGGAGTGGGCAGAAATGGTAGCTCAAATGCAAGATTCATGAACCATCAAATAATAGATAATTTTTTACCTAAAGAAAAATTTAAATCGATTCAGGATTTAGTTATGAGTAAAAAATTTAATTGGTTTTATTACCCAGATGTAGCTTATCCTGATCAAAAAGATAATGGAACATTATTTTACTTTACGCATGTTTTTTACAACAATTATGTTCCGTTAAGTTCTTTTTTTGATTTTTTAAATGAAAATTTGCTCTCACAAATAAATATTAAATCTTTAATAAAGGTAAAAGCTAATTTATATCCAAACCAAAATGTAAAGAAAAGAAATGGTTTTCATTCTGATCAAGATTACCAACATAAAGGAGCCATTTTTTACATAAATACTAATAATGGCAAAACTTTATTGGATGATAAAATAAAAATAGATAGTGTTGAGAACAGACTTTTATTATTTAATTCTTCTAAACCTCACGATTCAGAAAATTGTACGGATGAAAAAGTAAGAGTAAACATAAATATTAATTATTTTTAATTATGAGTCATCAATTAAACTTTATATATAATGATAGTGATTGGGTTGCTCCATCAGAGTATCCTGATTTAAGACATGCTAATGAAGTTGCTATAGATTTAGAAACTAAAGATCCTAACTTAAAAACAAAAGGATCTGGTTGGGCTACGTTTGATGGTGGTATTGTCGGTTTTGCTGTAGCTGCACTTGGTCAGCAATGGTATTTTCCAATACAACATGATGCTGGTGGAAACATGGACTTAGCTGTGACAACTGCATTTATGGTTGACTTACTTAAAAGACCAAGCACAAAAATTTTTCACAATGCTTCATATGATGTGGGTTGGTTACTTGCAAATGGTTTTGAAATAAATGGTAAAATTGTAGATACAATGGTAGCTGCAGCATTGATAGATGAAAATAGATGGAGCTTCTCACTTAATGCATGTGCAAAAGATTATCTTGGTGAAATAAAAAATGAAACTTTTTTAAAAGAAAAAGCAAAAGAATGGGGTATTGATCCAAAACAAGATCTTTGGAAAATGCCTGCAGGTTATGTTGGCTTTTATGCAGAGCAAGACGCAGCATTAACATTTAAACTTTGGGACAGATTTAAAGCAGATATACAAAAACAATCTATTAATGACGTGTGGGAAATGGAAATGGAACTACTACCTATATTAATTAAAATGAGACAAACAGGAATAAGAATAAATGAGGCAAAGGCTGCTGTCTTAAAAAAAGAATTTAGAATAAAAGAGAAAGAAGTTTTACATAAAATAAAAAAAGAAACCACTTTAGATGTAGACATTTGGGCAGCTAGAAGTGTTGCACAAGTATTTGATAGATTAGGTGTTGAATATCCAAGAACAGCTAAATCTAATGAACCATCGTTTACAACCAACTGGTTGCAAAATTGTGAACATCCGATAGCTGGTTTAGTAAGAGAAGCTAGAGAAATAAATAAATTTCATTCAACCTTCATTGATTCTATTCAAAGATACGTACATAAGGGTAGAATACACGCAGAAATAAATCAATTAAGATCAGACCAAGGTGGAACTGTTTCAGGTAGACTATCATATGCAAATCCTAACCTTCAACAAATACCAGCGAGAAACAAAGAGTACGGTAACAAAATAAGGTCTTTATTTCTTCCTGAGGAAGGCAGACAGTGGGGTTCGTTTGATTATTCACAGCAGGAGCCACGATTGGTAGCTCACTACTCCTCGTCTATTGGAGAGCGTCTAGATGGATCTGATGAATTTATTCAAGCTTACGCAGACGAATCAGCAGACTTTCATCAAATTGTAGCTGATATGGCAGGTATATCTAGAACTCAAGCTAAAACAATTAATCTTGGTTTGTTTTATGGTATGGGCAAAGCAAAATTATCTAAAGAACTTGGTATTGATAAAGATAAAGCAGAGGTACTTTTAAATAAATATAATTCAAGAGTGCCTTTTGTAAAGAAATTAGCTAGTGCAGTAACACAGTCAGCAAGTAAGTTTGGTTTTATAAGAACTATAAAAGGTCGTAAATGTAGATTTGATAAATGGGAGCCAGCAACTTTTGGTATGAATCAAGCCATGGAATATAATGAAGCTAAAGCTAACTATGGAAATAATATAAGAAGAGCTTTTACTTATAAAGCTTTGAATAGATTAATACAGGGTTCAGCTGCAGACCAAGCAAAACAAGCAATGATCGATTGTGCTAAAGAAGGCCACTTACCAATGTTACAAATACATGATGAATTATGTTTTAGTATTGGAAAAG